TCTGTGTTAGCTATTAAAGCTGCTCTTTGTGCTAATAATTTTTCTGAATACTGCCCTACTTGTTTATTTATCTTTGTCTGAGATAAACCTTTAGTGCCTAAACTATTTCTTAAATTTTCTACAGCTCTAGCTCCCCTAGTATCTAATCCAATGTTTCCCTTAATCCTTTGAGCTATGTCTGGAATACTTGCTCCTGTTCTAAGACCATTTCCAACTGTTTCTCTTATGGCTAACTGTGTTTGTTTTGTTATACCTTCAACTAAAACAGCACCTCTCCTTTCGGCAAAATTAGCAGCTAAACCATTAATCAATTCAGGATTTTCAGGTAATGCTCGTGCTAATTTACTGTAAGCCAGGGAGGCAGCTTGTGTAAAAACTAGAGAGCTTAAAGCTATCATAAAAGTACTATCAAATGCTTCTACTTCTTCTGCAAAAACGCTTACTTCATTAATATTTTTAGATAATTTAGATATTTCAGACTTGTAAAGTCTTTCAGCTTCACGAATAGTTCTATTATAGATTTCTTCGTATTCTTCAAAGTCTTGTATGACTTCTTTTCTATTCTCCTTGGGGTTTATCGCCTTTTGGATTGAATTGCTGTCTAACTGCATCCTTAGCCTGTTCCTTTACTTGATTTACTGTTTCTTGTTGTTGTGCTAACTGAACAATTTTTTGGTAATCAATATCAGCAATACCAGTTGAATTATTTGGGTCTTGTGGTTGCAAATAATCTTCTTGGTCTTGCTTAGGCAAAGTAGCAATCTGACGTAAATATTCTTCAAGTTTTTGGTCAGGGAATATTTGCATACCAGACCCAGCAAGAGTTGATACGTATTGAGCCAATTCTTGTAGAGAAGGTGTTTCTAAGTCGCTATGTCTTAGTTTTGGTAATCTTGAAGTATCCATACCATTGATTTCAAATAATTTTGGTATTGCATAGTCGTTAAAAACATTTGTAATATTATCTAAGTAACTTTCTAAAGCTACAGCAAATAGTCTAGTTTTATTACCAGCTAAAGAATAAGAGCCAGTTCCACCATGACCTAATAAAATAAAGTCGGCTAGTACTGTCATAGCTATTCGTTGTTCATATCTAGTTATAATACCTGTAGTATCAAACTGTCTACTTCCACCAGAGTTTAACAACTCAAATTCATATAATGGTTTTCCTGAAGAATCATAAACTCGTGGAAATATGATACCTTCTTGTGTATCTCTACGAACATTGACAATTAATTTTTTAATAGCTTCTAACATAGCTTGTTGGTCACTTGTAGCTCCAGCAGACATAATTGCAGGGTCTACATAAGCTATTGGAATACCAGCTAAATCTCTTTCTATACCAACACCTTCGATTTCTTCTATTCTTTTCTTAAAATACCAAGAGCGATATCCGTTTCTTAATATAGAACGACCTTCTGGATTATTTTTATGTGTTTGTGTTCTAAACAATAAGCATTTTTCCATTGGTATAACAACTTGTTTGTAGGATGGTGGTGCTAACTGCATAAATCCTTTAATTCCACCTTGTGGGTCAAAAATCCAATGGTCAATAGTATCTTGGGCACGCATAGGCATTTTTCTCCAACCTATTTTTCCATCATTAAACTTAGAACGCTGTTTTGCATCTTTGTTTTCTAATCCGCCACGCCTTTTGTAAACAATTTCGTGAACACTAAATCCATAAACTAACATTGACATAATTTCTGAAACAAACTCTAACCAAGTGTTAGACATGTCGTCCATACACTCTTGAACGAATTGAGCATCTTGAACGTCTTTTCTTTTAGCTGAATATGGTTCTACATCCCATTTAGTACTTCTGATAATTTGGTCTACTGCAAATAAAATAGCACCGATAATTGCGTCATTATCAGCCATTTCACGATATGTTTTCATTCCCTTTCGACCTTGAAGGTCGTACAAGAACTCTTCCATTACATATCCAGCTTGTCTGTTTAGACCAGACATACCAAACTCTGACATACCTACACTTTCGTTGATATTAGGTGAAGCACTTCCTAGTGCTTTTGATATGTCGTCAAAATCTTTTTCACTCATTTTCAGGAAACCACATTTCTGCTTTGCTAAACAATTCTATTCTTTCGTCTTTACTTAAATCTGATGGGTCATTACCCCAATCAGGTTTATACCTACCAACCATGATAGGTAAGTCTATCTTATCACATACACTAGCACTTGCTAATTTACCAGCCTTATCATTGTCAAAACATAGAGCAATATAGGCAGGGTTTAGACGATTTAAGAGGGTTTTTTGAAAATCGCTAAAATGTGAGCCTAAAATAGCTAAAGCAGGTATACCAACTTCCCAAAAAGCCATTGCATCTAAAGCACCTTCGACTAAAGCTAATCCACCATCATAATTTAACTTTTTCATGTTCTCGTTTATAAGTTGTGACTTTTGATACTCATGCTGTCCAAATAAATATCCAGCTTTTTGAAAGCCTTTTGGATATAAATATCTAATATTTGCATCTGGGTCTAATCTTCTCTTAATCACACCAATAACTTTCCCATGAAAAGTTCGTAAAGGTATAGTTACTGAATTACTTAATGGGTCATAGCCTAAAGAAAACTTTTCAATAGTTTTATCAGTTAATCCTCTTTCAGACCAATAATCATGTGGATATTTATATTGTTCTAGCCATTTTTCATCATGATATGCAGTTTCTTTATCTTTTATTGGGTCTGAAACGTATTCATCTAGTTCACGAATAATATTATCTATTGCATCTATTGGTATTTCTTGTAGATATGGATAATTTTTCTTTATTCCTAATCTTCTAAGTAATCCATTCCAATTACCCTTTTCTTGACACCCATGACAAATCCATAATCCGTTTTCTTTGTTTACAGCAAAGCTAGGATTACTGTCTGAGTGAAAAGGACACCTACAATAGTATTCTTCTTCCGATTCTGTTACAACATCTAAATGTTTTGAAACTATATCGGCACGATACTTATTGACCACGGTTAATCAAATCAACAGCATACCTATCTGCTATTACTGTTTGATATTCGCTATATTCAAAATGTTCCCCACCAGCATGTTCACCAGTAACTTTTATTTTCCAATGAGTTTCACCTTTGTTATCTACGATATTATCTATTTTTTCAATAATAACGCCTTGCTTGAAATTTCCTTCTATAACCATTCCAACTTTTAAATCTGATGGCTTATATGCTTGTTTATTTCCTAAAGGTATAGTTCTGCCGTAGCTTAGATAATATCTAACACCTGTTTTTTTTGGCATTTTGCTCCCTTTCCTTTCTATTAGAACAAACTCCACTTGCTCTTCATTCATTATTTAATAATATTCTTCCACGAACACGAGGATATTTCGTCTTGTGGTGAATATAACAAAATTTTTGATTATTATACTTACTTAGCATTTGCTCACACTTTTCAGATTCACAAATTCTATTTTCACCATAAGTTTTAGATTTTCTAGCCTTTGGTCTTTGTGTACCTTCAATCATATTTTTCCTTTCTTCTTCGGTAGGGGGATTAGTTACTCTCTTACTTTATCTCGCTTTGAGCCCTACCTATCTTCTATAGTAATTTCACCATTTGAATTGTCAATGATTTGGTTAAACTTTTTTTCATACAATTTTTTGAGTAAGAAATCTGGGTCATCTTTAAGTTGCTTTGCTTTAAAAACAACCCATTGATATTCTTGCATCAGTCGTAATCTAAATCGTCTTGGTCAGCTAATATCAAGTCTTGTGCAATATCCCCTGATATTTCTTCAAACGAACCATTCCCTGGTGTAAATTTACAAAACCAGTTTTTATTATCTTGTCCGTGTCGGAACTTAGCTAACTTGAATTTAACAACGTGGGGAGATTTCTGTACTAGCGTAACTACACAATCTGCATCCATACCTATGGCATCAGATTGAGATAAGTGAATAACTGATGGTGGTTCATTACCACCACCCTCTCTATTCATTTGTGCAGCGGATATGATGGGTATGTCATATCTCTGAGCGATTGCCTTGATATCAGCACTTAACGAAGCAACTGCTCGCCAATCATCTCCCCCAGACTTTAGTAATGTTAAATAATCTATATAAACAACAGTAGGTTTGTGTTCTTGTATTCTACTAGCCACGACTGCTGGAGATACAGCACCACGACTACCATCAACAACAGTAAAACTACCTTTTATTTTTTTAGGTATGTCTTGTAAGAATTTTTTATATGCTCTGATATCAAAGTTTTCACCTTTCATCAAGTCTAAAGATTTAAAAGTTTCTTTTCCATATTCTGAAGAAAGAAAACTCTGTACCCTAAACCCAATTTGTTTTGAAGGTTGTTCTAAAGATACAAAAAGAACTTTTTCTCCTGCTTGTAATGCTGAACAAGCCATACGGATTAAAGTCCATGTCTTACCTTGACCTAACCTAGCACCTACTACCCAGAAATCTCCACCTGATGCTCCACCAGTTAAATTATCTAAGCTGGGAAAACCTGTAGGTATTCCTGCTAAACCTCGTTTATCTTTAGCTGCTATTCTTCTTTCAATATCTGCTAATAAATAATCTCCATCATCTAAAATATTTAAAGTACTAGAACCTGTAGTAACTTTTTTCTGAAGTAATAAAATATCTTGATATAAAGAATCTAATAACTTTTCTCCTGTTTCTTTTTCTTTAATATCTTCAAAAGTATTCTTCATTACAGAACTTATTTTAGTTCTTACATAGTTATCTTTTACTTCAGAACAAAAATGTTCTAAATCATCTACTTTATATAAAACTACTTCAGGAAAGTTAGTTTTAAAAGCATTAGTACTAGGTAAAGTTCTATGCTGTATAAAGTATTTTTCTATCCATGAATATTCTTCAGGATAAGATATAAAGTATTCTCTACTTATTCCTTGTTCAGCTATTACTGCGTAGTCTTTTCTACGAAGCAAAGCAGAAACAAGAAGTATCTCAGGATGTGCTGACATCTTCTGCTCCAATCATCTATTTATTTTATTGTCCACAAGCTCTTGTGATTTTTCTAATCTAATACATCTTAAATTTTATACAAACAATTTCTATATTTTTTTTTTCATAGTATGCTTTCTACTGAAGGAGAGAATTTGGAAAAATATAAAGACCTTTTAGAAAGAGTCGGATTTACATTTGCTGAAGCATTTATTGGTGCAGTAGCTGTAGCTCCACTCATTGACTTAAATGCCTCAACTTTACAGTTGGCAATTATAGCAGGTGCTTCTGCCGCTCTTGTAGTAGTAAAAGAATTTGTTAAGAAAAATATGCCAGCAAAAAGCTAAAGGTTAGGGGTGGATAAGGTAAGACTTGTTTAGTGTTGCGGGACAGTAGATAAGTAACGAGGGTTCAACTCCCTCCATCTGTACCATTTTTGAGTGCTGTTCCTGTCAT